ACCACGAGACCATCGCCCAAGGTTTCTCGATCACTGAAGAAGCGATTGAAGATAACCTGTATGACAGCCTCTCGGCTCGTTATACCAAGGCGCTGGCTCGTTCGATGGCTTACACCAAACAGGTGAAGGCTGCTGCTGTTCTGAACAACGGCTTTAACTCGTCCTACGCTGGTGGCGATGGTCAGGCACTGTTCTCGAACGCACACCCGCTGGTTGGCGGCGGCACTAACTCGAACATCCCTTCGACACCTGCCGACTTGAACGAAACCTCGTTGGAAAACGCTGTGATTCAAATCGCTGCGTGGACTGACGAACGTGGTCTGCTGATTGCTGCACGCCCACGTAAGCTGGTTATCCCACCGTCACTACAGTTCGTTGCGACTCGTCTGTTGGAAACTAATCTCCGTGTTGGTACCAATGACAACGACATCAACGCTCTGAAGAACAACGGTTCGATTCCAGAGGGCTACGCCATCAACCACTGGCTGACCGACACGAACGCATGGTTCCTGACCACTGACGTTCCAAACGGCATGAAGCACTTTGTGCGTATTGCGTTGTCGCAGTCAATGGACGGTGACTTTGATACCGGCAACGTCCGTTACAAGGCTCGTGAGCGTTACAGCTTTGGATTCTCTGATCCGCTGGGCATGTTTGGCTCGCAAGGCGCGTAAGAAAAGGGGGGCTTTACGCCCCCCTTTTTGTAGTATATAAAGGCAGTAAATCCGGGAATTATCTCGGTGTTCGCGAACAGGCTCCCGGCCTGACTTCATGCAGATCGCTTACACCTAACCGCATGAGGGAAAATTCAAATGGCACTTTCTACCACCCAAAGTATTTGGCGTTCGGGCGGCGGCGACAACACTCGCACCGCATATTGTGGTTCTGGCCTGATGGCTGCTACGTTCTATATCGCTGACGTAGCTGCGGCAAGCTCCACTAACGTCACAGTTTCTTCCGCTTCTGGCGCTCCCGCGCTGATCCTGCCTGCTGGCGCTCGCATTATGTCGATTACTTTTACTGGCGACGCTGCGACTGGTCAGACTGATATGGGCTTTACTCTCTACACTACTGGCACCAATACTGGCGCGGGTTTGCTGGATAACGCAAGCAACGTCGTTGGCACAGTTACTCCGGGCGCGACTGGTTCTGGTACGAGTTTGGGGCTTGTCATGTCGGCAACAGAGTTGGTGTATATCACGGCGCGTGTGGGCGGCAGCGCAGGTACTGGCAATATGTCTGGCGTGATCCAATACTTCGTTGCCGATCCGCTAGAAGGCCAACAGAACGTCTAATAAGGAGGCATCACCATGATGCAAACAGACGTTAAAGGCGCAACTTGTGCGGCTGGTGCTTCGACCACGGCGTTCAATGGGCGGACTCGCCTTAAGGGGCTGTGGTATAGCGCCACTGCACAAGGCACCATAGCGGTCAAAGACAACGCTACTACCCTGTTCACGCTGACGATTGGCGCGGCAGAGTCGAACTACGTGTTGCTCCCCGGCGAAGGCGTGCTTGTCCAAACGAGCTTGGTGCTTACTAATAGTGCAGCAGTAGCGGCGGTGGCGTTCTATGGCTAACGCCAAGATTTCCGCGCTGCCTTTAGCCATTACCCCATTAGCGGGTACGGAAGTGTTGCCTATTGTGCAGAGCGGGGTGACCGATCAAATATCGGTGGCTAACCTGACGGCAGGACGCGCCGTTAGTACGGGCAATCTGACGGTAACAGGCACAGCGGCAGTTAGCGGGTTGACGACGTTAACAGGCGGAATGGTTGGTGGGGTACAGGCTTTATCAGGTCCCGGTGCAGTTAATCTGACTACATTGACAACAGCATTTACTTCAACGGGTACAGGTGATGCGCTGACGTTAGCTAATGGCACGGCAGGGCAAGTTAAAACTGTTGTGTATGTAGCGGAAGCTGCTGGCGGGGATACGGGCATCCTGACCCCAACAAGTCGGATTGGGTATGCCTCCATCACACTAACTGCGGTGGGGAACTCTGTAACTTTGCAATACCTGTCAACGGGCTGGGCGGTGTTGGCGGTAAATGGTGCAACTATTACTCCGTAAATATTATGGCTAAGACTCCAGCATGGCAGCGCAAGGAAGGTAAGTCCGAAAAGGGCGGCTTGAACGCTAAGGGACGAGCCTCGTACAACGCAGCTAATCCGGGGAAGCCCGGTCTGAAAGCCCCACAGCCAGAAGGCGGGGCTAGGAAGAAGTCATTCTGTGCCCGGATGTCCGGGATGAAGAAGAAATTAACGTCGGCTAAAACGGCAAACGATCCGAATAGCCGGATCAATAAATCTTTGAGGGCTTGGAAATGTTAAAAGAACGTATCGAACCAGACCTAATGGACAACATCTCCATACTTGCGGGGTTGGGTGTCTTACTTGCATGGTTACCTACTGTGTTTTCACTCGTCAGCATTATCTGGTTCAGCATTCGTATCTGGGAATCCGATACGGTTCGTGGTTTGACCAACCGGAAAAAACCCGATGCCAGCCAAGAGTGAAAAGCAAGAGAAGTTTATGCAGGCGGTTGCTCATAATAAGAGCTTCGCCAAGAAGGTAGGAGTGCCCCAATCCGTGGGGCAAGAGTTCACTAAATCAGGAGGCGGTATGAAGAAGATGAATCCCGGCATGATGGCAATGATGAAGAAAAAAGCAGGCGCTAAGAAGATGGCGATGGGTGGCTACGCTGATGGCGGTATGCCTATGGTCATGAAGGGCGGTCAGAAAGTGCCAGCTTTTGCTGCTGATGGTAAAGGCAAGATGGCTAAAGGCGGCATGGCTGCATCGAAGATGGGTTCAGTCAAGACTGCTGCCCCTAGCCGTGACGGTGTTGCTACCAAGGGCAAGACCAAAGGCACGATGGTCAAGATGGCTGGCGCTAAAGGCATGAACAAAGGCGGTATGGCTAAGAAGTACTGCTAATAGGAGGCCGTCATGGCGTTTTTCAAAAAAATACTTGGCGCAATAAGCCCTGCGTACGGTGCAGCGACTGGTGAAGGGGCTATGGGCAAACTGCTCAACCCCAACAAAGCCGCGAGAAACGCTGAGGAAGAGCGGGCTAGAAACGTGGCAGAGGCACAAAAAGCCGATGCGGATCGTCGGGCACAGATGACGCAAGCAGCTATGCCACAGGAAGGCGACATGAAGAAGGGCGGCAGAGTAAAAGCGTCTTCAGCTTCTTCTCGTGCGGACGGTATTGCTCAACGCGGTAAAACCAGAGGCAAGATCGTATGATGGCCTCACGCGGGATGGGGGACATCAACCCGTCAAAGATGCCCGGCGCTAAGAAGAAAAAGCGTCGGGATGATACCGACTTCACGCAGTACAAAGAAGGCGGCAAGACGAAGTCTCGCGTGAACGAAGCTGGCAACTACACCAAGCCGGGGATGCGCAAGTCACTATTTGAGAGCATCAAGTCTCAGGCAACCCAAGGCACGGCGGCAGGGCAATGGAGCGCGAGAAAAGCACAGCTACTCGCAAAGCGATACAAGGAAAAAGGCGGAGGTTACCGTGGGTGATTTGAGAAAACTGGTCAAAGAAATAGACGCGCAACGTGCCAGAGGTGAAGTCAAGGACGTTACCCCAGAAGAGTTTGACAAGATGGAAAGTCAGGCGGGCTTGAAAGACCTTGATGGCAAGTTCAAGAAAGACAAAACTGAACCACGCCCACCCGCGAGAGAGCGCATGAACAAGGCGCTGTCTGAGCTTGATGGTATGAAGAAAGGCGGTGCTGTGAAGTCAGCATCATCTCGTGCAGATGGCTGCGCTATGCGCGGTAAGACTCGTGGGAAGATCGTGTGAGATGAAGAAGCGCAAAAAGTTTGACGGTGGCGGGTCAGTGATGGATAAACCATCACGGGATATGCGCGACCCGGCATACCGTCGTCAGCTAGAGCGTGAACAAGCGTTGGAAACATCTGCGCCAGAGTTGGCGTTTGTTGGTCCAGCAAAAGCTGCGCAAGCTGGTTTTGCCACCAAGATGATGGGTCGCGCAGCCACCCCAACAAGATCAGTAACAGAAAATGTGCAAATTGGGCAGTATGTAAAACGTAACGAAAAGATTGCAGACGCAGTTAAAGAACACATGCTTAGTAAAGCAGCGCCCGGTGAGCGAGCGGCGGTGGCTAGAAAAATAGAAGAAAATTTAGCCAAAGCACGTACGCAAGATGAAAGAGCTAAAAACTTTGGTGCGTTTCAGAACGCGGTCTTGGATGCAGAAACAGGCCTAGTAAAAAGTTTAGGCACTCCATTAGGGGTTGAAGCAATAAAAAGGCTAAAAGAAAGAAGCACGCAAGAATCAAGCGACAGGTATAAAAAAGGCGGCAGAGTATCGTCAGCATCATCCCGTGCAGACGGTATTGCAATTCGCGGTAAAACCAGAGGCACAATGAGATGAAAGCCCCGCAACAAAGCTTGAAGTCGTGGACGGAGCAGAAATGGCGGACAAAGAGTGGCAAGCCATCCTCGAAGACTGGCGAAAGGTACCTGCCGACAAACGCAATCAAGGCACTAAGCCCAGCCGAGTACGCAGCAACGACCAAGGCGAAGAGGGCGGGGAAGAAGAGTGGCAAGCAGTTCGTCGCGCAACCAAAACGCATAGCCCAGAAGACCGCGAGGTTTAGATAATGACAACATCAGGCACCGCCAGTTTTAATCTGGACCTGAACGACATCGTTGAGGAAGCGTTCGAACGCGCTGGCGGTGAACTGCGCACGGGCTACAACTTGCGAACTGCGCGACGTTCTTTGAATCTGCTGTTTGCTGACTGGGCGAACCGTGGGATCAACATGTGGACGTTTGAGCAAAACGCCATCACCCTTGTACAAGGACAGCCCACCTATGCACTTCCTGACGATACTGTTGATCTGCTCGATCATGTTATTCGTACTAATGCCAACCAGCCTAGTAATCAAGCCGACCTCACGATCACCCGAATAAGCGTATCCACCTACGCCACGATTCCAAACAAACTGATTCAAGGCCGTCCGATCCAAATCTGGGTACAGCGTCTAACAGGCGGCGACAGTTTGCTGGCAGGCACCGTCCAGAGCACCATTAATGCTACGGCAACATCGATCCCGATCACGTCACTAGTAGGCGTGCCGTTTGCTGGGTTTGTGCGGATCGGCACGGAACTGATCGTCTATAACCAGACGCAACCTGCTGAGAACGGTAACCCGGCCTATCTGTTGAACTGCGTACGTGCGCAGGACGGCACCACGGCAGCAAGCCATTCGGCAGGCGCAGCGATTACGTTAGTACAAAAGCAATCAGTCACTGTCTGGCCGACCCCAGATTCTGCAACGACCTACCAGCTCGTTTACTGGCGCATGCGCCGTATTCAGGATGCAGGCAACGGCGGTACCAAGACGATGGACGTGCCGTTCAGATTTGTGCCTTGTCTGGTGGCGGGGCTGTCGTATTACATCGCGTTGAAGATACCCGAAGGGTTCCAGCGGTTGGACATTTTGAAAGCCCAGTATGACGAGGCGTGGACCCTTGCGGCGGGTGAGGATCAAGATAAAGCGGCGGTACGGTTTGTGCCGCGTCAGTACTTTATTGCCAGCGGTGCGTAATGGGAAACAGGTTTGCCTCTGGTAAATGGGCAATTGCAGAGTGTGACCGTTGTGGACAACGGTACAAGCTGAAGGAGCTGAAGAAGCAGGTCTTAAAGACTAAGACGTACAACCTGCTGGTGTGCCCGACTTGCTGGGACCCGGATCACCCGCAGCTACAATTAGGTATGTACCCAGTGGACGATCCGCAGGCGCTGCGAGACCCACGTAAGGATTTGAGCTATTTTCAGTCTGGGGCAACAGGGTTGCAGTTGACGAACACCCCCAATACGACAGTAGATTCAGATGGGGTACCGGCAGAAGGTAGTCGGGTTATTCAGTGGGGCTGGGCACCGGTAGGTGGTTCAAGATCAAACGACGCAGGGTTAACGCCAAATGCTTTGACTTCTGCTGGCATAGTAGGCAATGTAACAATCTCGTAGGAGTAGATATGGACAGCATGAAGAAAATAGCCAAGGCCGAGGTCAAGGCGCATGAGAAGCGGATGCACGGTGCCAAGAAAATGGCAAAGGGCGGCGTGACCAATGAGATGCTGAAAAGCATGGGTCGCAACATGGCGCGGGTGAAGAACCAAGGGGGCAAATAATGGAAAAGATCAAACCATCACCGCACAAGGCCGAGGTCAAGACGCAGTCCGGCAAGTCTTATATGGATGAGATGAACATCGCTGTTGGCGGTGTCAGCAAAGGCAACTTCAAGCCCGCTAAGACAACCGGCATCAAGATTCGCGGTACCGGTGCTGCGACTAAAGGTACGATGGCACGAGGCCCAATGGGTTGAGGTGAACTGTGAATTACACACAGCTTGTTGCTGAGATTCAGGCGTATACGCAGAACTACGAAACGGATTTCGTAGACAACATTCCTACGTTTGTTGAGCAGGCAGAAACTCGTGTATACAACACAGTGCAGATTCCTGCGCTGAGAAAGAACGTGACTGGTTCTGTGGAGCCGGGCAATAAGTACTTGTCGTGCCCCTCTGACTTTTTATCCGTCTTTTCAATCGCGGTGTATGCACCCCCCGGTGGGGCGTATGAGTATTTGCTAAACAAGGATGTGAACTTTATCCGAGAAGCGTACCCCTATGCGTCTGACATGGGAACGCCAAAGTATTACGCGCTGTTTGGTCCGACGGTTACAAATAACACGATCACTGACGAGCTAAGTTTTATTCTTGGTCCAGCGCCGGATGGGGACTATAACGTCGAGCTGCACTATTACTACTACCCCGAGTCAATCGTAACAGCGGGCACTTCGTGGCTTGGCGATAACTACGATCCTGTGCTGCTGTACGGCTCGTTGGTTGAGGCTTACACCTTCATGAAGGGCGAAGCCGACATGATGGCGCTCTACGAGAAAAAGTATCAGGATGCGCTGATGCAGCTCAATCGTCTGGGTACTGGTCTGGAGCGTGGTGATGCGTACCGTGATGGTCAGGCGAAGATTAAGGTCAACCCATGATTCAGCAAGGACTGACAAACAGCTTCAAACAAGAGATGCTCCAAGCAGGGCAGAACTTGGCGACCGACACCTTGTATATGGCGCTGTATACGGCGTTTGCTGATATTGGTCCTGAGACGACTGTGTACGCAACTACCAATGAAGTTACCGGCACCGGTTATACAGCGGGCGGCGTAGAAGTTACGGGCGCATCGATTAATACACAGACTGCAGGTCCTGATGCAGGTACGGTATATGTGAACTTTGATAACGTATCGTGGCCGGGCGCTAACTTCGTAGCGCGTGGTGCTTTGATCTACAACGTGACGCAGGGTAATGCGTCGGTTGCTGTGCTGGACTTTGGTTCAGACAAGACGTTTACTTCAACCAACAATACCGTCACTATGCCAGCGAATACGGCAACGACGGCGTTAATTCGTTTTCCTTGAGAGGTCATTATGCCTATCGCAAAATCGCAAATGGGTGAAACTGTTCAGGCAGGCGTAGGCAAGTCCGCGCAAGAGCGAGAGCATGGCAGTTTCGGTGGTGTGTTTACCGTGCAGTGCTTTGACGCTGATGGCAATCTGAAGTGGAAAGATGAGTTCCACAACCTCGTCGTCAACGAAGGTCTGCAAGACTTGAACAACAAGTACTTCAAGGGCGTGTCTTATAGCGCAGCTTGGTATCTGGGTTTGGTAACCGGTCCCGGTTCTGGTACGACTTACGCTGCCACAGATACTTTGGCGTCTAAAGCTTGGACCGAATTTACTGCCTATTCTGGCAACCGCAAGGCGGTGACATTTGGTTCGCCTACGTTGGCTGATCCATCGGTGATTAGTAATTCTGCGTCACCTTCGCAGTTCGTCATTTCAGGTGCGGGCGGTACGGTAGCTGGTGCATTTTTGACGAACGTAGCGACCGGTACTTCCGGTATCTTGTTCTCGGAAGGCGACTTCACTGGCGGCGACAAGCTCGTGGCATCGGGCGATACGGTCAACGTGACCTATACATTCAACGCAGACGCAGCTTAAAGAGGGCGATATGGCGACGTTCAAAAAAGGTGACGTAGTTAAGACAAAGGGCATCGTGCCCCAAGGTCCAGTTGAGTCCATGCGTATGGATGAGGATGGCAACGTGCAGTATCTGATTTCATGGACAGACGCAGATGAGGTGACTCAATCGCGTTGGTTTGATGAGGATCAACTGACGGTAGCATAAAAGGTTAAGGGCGCATGTTTGGCATAACAACCTTCGCACAAGCGCCCTTTTCCACACTGGGCGGTAATACGTTTTCGGTTTCAGTTTCTGAGTCTGTTAGCGTAAGTGATACCGAAGCGGCGACATATGTATTTGATGGTCAGATTGCCGAAACGGTTACCGCTAGTGATGCAGTCGCAGCGCAGCTTGAGTTTGTAAGTGCAATAAGTGAAACGGTTACCGGCTCTGAATCGGTTGCAGCACAGACTGATTTTTTAAGTGCGGTTAGCGAGACAGCAAGTGCCAGCAGTACGGAAGCAGCACAAGTAGATTTTGTTGTAGCGGTAAGCGAGACAGCAAGCGGTAGTAATACACAGGCGGCGCAGGTAGATTTTGCTAGTGCCATCAGTGAGACGATAACAGGGTCAGATAGTCAGGCAGCGCAGCTTACGTTTGTGGCGGCGGTATCTGAAAGCGTGGTGGGCAGTGACGCTGTAGATGCAACTGCGGTATTTGTGGCTGCTGTGTCCGAGTCGCTGGTGCTGTCGGATGCGTTTGCTGGGGTGGCAGATTTTGTCGTAGCGGTGAGCGAGGCCGTAACTGGCTCGGATACCGAGGTAGGGCAGGTGGATTTTGTCGTGGCCTTGAGTGAGACGGTGACGGTAAATGACCCGGACTACATAATCTCACTGGTGCTGTTTGTTGATCTTGCTGAAACGGTCAACGCTTCCAGCACCGAGAATGCCGCGTTTGAAATATCGGTACAGTTAAGTGAAACGGTAGCGGGTTCAAGTACAGAAGCAGCCCAAGTAGATTTTGGCGTAGCGGTTAATGAGGGTGTAGGGGTTGTAGATACCGATGCGGCAGCAGCTAACTTCATCGTCTCGGTACAGGAGCAAGCCCGGTTTGCTTCTACGTTCCTAGCCCGACTGCTGTGGGAATTGATAGATGACAGCCAGTCAGTAACTTGGCAAGATATTAACAGTGACGCAGGGGGCGGTTGGGCGTTAGTAGATGACAGCCAGCCCGGTACTTGGCAAAATATGAACACGGCGGGTGGTACTAGTTGGGACGAGATTAATACCGATCCCGGTACTACATGGAACAAAATAAACACGGTGTAATCGATGCCACTTGTAGTCGCAGATAGGGTAAAGGAAACATCGACAACCGCTGGCACGGGCACGCTGACGTTGGCAGGTGCTTCTGCGGGGTTCCAGTCCTTTGCGGTTATTGGTAACGGTAATACGACCTACTACACCATCGTTGATTCGGTGGCGAATACGTGGGAAGTCGGGATTGGCACTTATACCGCTTCTGGAACCACGCTGTCGCGGGATACGGTGTTGTCAAACTCGTCGGGTACAACAACCCAGATTAACTTTGCTGGTAATAGCAAAGACGTGTTTGTCACTTACCCGGCAAGTAAGTCGGTGTATGAAGATGAAGGGCAGGCGGTTTATGCGGGTGGTGGTACGGCGGCTATTTACTTGAACTCAAACACGGTATCGGTGAATACGACAGTGGCTTCTGGGTATAACGGCATGAGCGCGGGTACGATAACTCTCAATAACGGAATAACGGTGACTGTGGCTAACGGCTCCCGATGGGTGGTTGTGTAAGGATAAATCATGACGACATACGACAACAATCTGCGAATTGCGGAGATTGGCACAGGCGAACAGGCAGGTGTGTGGGGGGTTACGACCAACTACAACTTGGCGGTTTTGCTGACCGAAGCTATTACCGGTGTTGCCAATATTACTGTTACAGGCACTACTGAAGTTTCATTTACGGCTTCCATAGCTGGCACGACCATGACGGTAGCGACGGCTACCGGAACGCTTAGGGTTGGGCAGGTTTTTAGTGGCACAGGCGTTCAAGCAGGTACAACTATTACGGCGCTAGGTTCAGGCACCGGAGGCGCTGGTACATACACTGTAAGCATATCGCAAACTGTGGGATCAAGCGGTTCTCCTGTTTCGATGACGATGCGCGGTCAAGCACTACAAGCACAAGACGGGTTAACCGATCAAGCGCGGCAAGCAGTTTTGGTTCTTGGTGGCACCCCAACAGATGCCTTTACCTTATATGCACCGCCGGTAGACAAGGTCTACATCATTAGAAACAGCACAGGTAAAACTGCGGCAATTGCTGCGGCAACCACAGAGAACGGCACAACAGCATCGGGTGGTAGAGCCGTTACGATCCCGGACGGTAATACAGCAATCGTCTACTGCGACGGCACGAATGTTGATAATGGGCTGGATAGGATTAGCGGCAACCTGTCTGTCTCAGGGAACGGTGTATTTGGCGGTAACGGCGAGTTCAACGGTACGTCGGCGCTAAAACTACCCACCGGTACCACAGTACAAAGACCTGCCGCTACGGGCGCGAACATCCGCTACAACACCACTATCGGTCAGTACGAAGGCTACGATGTAAACACAAGCGGCTGGAGTTCAATCGGTGGTGGTGCAACAGGCGGCGCGGGCAATCAAGTCTTTTATGAAAACGATCAGGTTGTTACTGCTAACTATACGATTCCTAGCGACAAGAACGCCAGCACTACAGGCCCAATGACAATCGAATCCATCAACATTACTGGGTTTATTGATAGCGGTTCGGGCAGCTCGACAGGCACACCATCTGGAGCAGCAGGTAACGTATTAACGGTGACAGGAGTTACATCGGGCGTGCTGTATATCGGTGCGGTGTTATCAGGTCCGGGCGTGACTGCGGGTACAACCATCACGAACTTTGGCGGCGGGCAAGGTCCAGCAGGCACTGGGGGTACAGGCACTTACACAGTTAGTGCTTCACAAGATACATTAGCTGCCGTGGCGATTACTTCACCTGTTGCGGTGACGATTGCTACCGGTGCGCGTTTGGTGGTTTTGTAAAGGATAAGTCATGGCGACTACGATCACAGCAGGTAATTCAACAAACGGCGGCGCAATAATTTCCAGTGATAACACCGGCATACTGGAGCTAAAGACCGGTAGCGGTAGCGGTACGACTGCGTTAACAATTAACGCTTCGCAGAACACGACGCTGGCTGGGACTCTTTCCGCAGGTGCCATTACTTCTTCTGGTTTAGTTACGGGCGCGACTGGGGCGTTATATCCGATTGTGAGTGGTACTGCTGTTACTTGTGCTGGTCAAACATCAATTGACTTTACAGGCATACCGTCGTGGGTTAAGCGTATTACGGTGATGTTTAACGGGGTAAGTACGAGTGGTACGAATAGTTTTTTAATACGAATTGGGTCCGGTAGCATAGCAACTGCAAACTATTCAAGTGTTGCTTCGTCATACGCAAACGCACTTAACAGTAGAACTGATGGATTTGTTTTAACTCAGGCAAACGTAGCAGGTAGTGTTTATAACGGGCATGCTGTTATCACAAATATCTCAGGAAATATATGGATTGCGTCAAGTGTGTTACTTCCAAGTGGCGGACAAAGCGGTCAATCTTCTGGAGGAACATCAGCAACAGCCATATCTGGAACGCTAGATCAAATCCGCATAACTACAGTCAACGGCACAGATACTTTTGACACAAACCCGTCCGCTGGCTCCATCAACATCATGTGGGAGTAAAAAATGGCCGCAGGTATGAAAGCAAATCCAGATGGCTCCGCAGCGATACAAGTTGGTGGTACGGATTACATCAACATTAGTTCCACTGGTGCGGTATCTATTCCACAGACACTTGCAGTTACTGGCGCTACGACTTTTGCGGCGGGTTCTGCGTCAACACCGTCGATTACGTTTACCGGCGATGCCAACACGGGCATTTACTCTCCCGGCGCGGATCGTATTGGTTTTACAGAAGGCGGTACGCAGGTTGGTGAGTTTGATGCCAGCGGTAACTTTCTGTTTAATTCAGGTTACGGTTCAGTTGCAACTGCGTACGGTTGCAGGGCGTGGGTAAACTTTAATGGTACTAACGCATTTACACCGAACCCAAGCACTTCAGCAATAAGAGCTTCAGGGAATGTAACAAGTATCACAAAAAATTCTACTGGCAATTTTACAATTAACTTCACCAATGCAATGCCAGACGCAAACTATTCACCTACGCTAGGGTGGGAGTATCGTAGCGCAAACCAAAACTCTGGTGGTTTTGCAGTAGCAAATACACTTGCAGGTTCCTGCGGGGTATTTTTTGCATCAAGTGCTGCGGCATACGACCCCCCAATAGTTTCAGTCGCCGTCTTCCGTTAAATAATTATTGTGAATGCATCACGAGTAATGGAATAACACATGACAGCCGGGATTAAAGCAAACCTCGATGGGAGTGCTGCCGTTCAGGTAGGCGGTACAGATGTTATTACGCTCACATCTGGCGGTGCTGCGACGTTTGTGGTTAGCCCTACGACGGTACAAGCAGGGACAGTATCGGCTCCAAGTATTACAACAGCGGGTGATACCAACACAGGTATTTTCTTTCCTGCGGCAGACACAATTGCGTTTGCTGAGGGCGGGACTGAGGCCTTACGGATTAACTCTAGCGCACAAATTGAGTTTGCTGCTGGCTCCGCATCAACTCCATCTGTCACCTTTACTGGGGATACCAACACAGGTATTTATTCCCCCGGCGCTGACAGAATTGGTTTTACTGAAGGCGGCACACAAGTTGGTGAGTTTGATGCAAGCGGTAATTTTTTATTCAACTCCGGTTACGGCTCAGTGGCGACCGCATTTGGTTGTCGTGCGTGGGCAGCCTTTACCCCTTCAACAGGAACGGTATTGGCAAGCGGAAATATGACAAGCGTTGCAAGAAATAGCGCGGGTAACTACACCGCTACTTTTACTAATGCAATGCCTGACGCAAACTACGCAATGGCACTTGGTATAGCAAACGATAGTGCTGGTAACTCACGAAATTATTACGGCGTTACAAGTAAAACTGCTAGCGCGTATAGGTTTTCTGTTAATGCGGCTGGAGTGGCGTTTGACCCACCAAATATGTCTGTAGTTATTTTCCGATAAAGGGCAATTATGAGCCAAGTAATTATTTACCCAAACGATGAAGGATGGCTAACCGTAGTCTATCCTGCTGCTGAGTGTGGTCTGCCTATTGAAGAAATAGCGAAAAAAGACGTAGCAGCAGGTAAGCCATATCGCATTATTGATGCCGCACTACTGCCACAAGATAGTACGTTCTTTAACGCATGGGAAGCTGATTTTAGCAGTCCAGATGGCATAGGCGCAGACTACGGTATTGGCTCTACTAATGTTGTTATTGCTTGGGACGAAAACAACAAGCCCATTATTAGGGAGGCAGCATGATCACGATCAACATCGACAAGGCTAAGGCGATTGGTCACGATATGCGTCGTGTTGCCCGTGCTGAAGAGTTCAAGCCACATGATGAAGTCATCATGAAACAGATTCCGGGTGTAGATGCGCAAGCAGCAGAAGCAGCTCGTCAGGCTATTCGTGATAAGTACGCAGCCATTCAGGCTGACATCGACGCAGCAACCACGCCGGAAGAAATCAAAGCAGCATTAGGAGGTGCATGATGACTGTAGTTATTAACGGGACTACCGGCATAGATACCGGCACAGGATCTCTGATCGCAGCAGATGCAACTACCCCGACATACCTCGATCTGTTCGAAGACACGGACAACGGCTCAAACTACGTCCGACTGATTGCGCCTACATCAATCGCATCTAACAGAACACTTACGCTGCCTGACAGTACGGGTACGGTGGCGTTAACTTCAAACGTAATCGGTGTTAGTCAGACTTGGACAGATGTAACAGCTAGTCGTTCAACAGGTACGACGTACACAAACTCAACTGGCAAACCAATACAAGTATCAATTCAGTCCACTCTAACAGGATCAGTTGCTAGTGCTGCTTGGTTTGAAGTTGGTGGTGTCGTTATTTCAAGAGTGGGTGGGTCAGGAAATGTTGCAAACATGCCCGCTTATGTGTACGCGATTGTCCCAGATGGAGCTACATACAGACTAAACACTGTTTCAGGGGTAACTGTTCCTGCTATTTGGGCAGAATTGCGCTAGGAATAACAAATTGATCCGCTAACCCTACTTGCTGCTGCCAACGCCGCTGTCGCTGCGGTCAAGGCTGGATGCAAACTCTACAAGGACATCAAAGGTGCAGCGGGTGATGTTAGCGACGTACTGAAAGACCTGAAGGAGCAGTACAACAAGATCGTAGACCCGACACCTGTACAAAAAGCACAGTACAACGCCGAAGTGCAGCGGGTGCAGGAGATAGCCAAGGCCGACCCAAACGATGTGTTCACCGACATCGGCAATCAGTTAGGCGTCTTGATGGATGCGCATGACGAGATCAGCAAGTTGTTCTTGAAGGAGCAGATCGAAGCCAAGCAAGTCTATAAGGGTGAAGAGAGTATAGGTAAGCGGGCGTTGCGGCGGATACTGATTAACTCAAGGCTAGATGCGATATGGGCAGAGGTCAGAGAAACGATGGTGTACAAAGCCCCGCCAGAATTGGGTGCATTGTGGGGTAAGTTTGATGAGATGCGGCAGAAGATTGTTGCCGAGCAGGAGGTAGCCCACGCAGAGGAACT